AAAGTAATATTTCTTTAATTCTTTTCTCACTTGGTTTGTTTTCAACATGATTATTAATCAAATGAATAGCAAAATCACAATGTAAGTTCTCATCTTTAAAGATTAATGAGTTAGCATTACATAATCCTTGCATAATTCCTCTTGATTTCATCCAAAAGATTGAACAGAATGAACCTGAGAAGAATATACCTTCAACTGCCGCGAATGCAACTAATCTTTCTTGGAATGAAGCATTCTCAATCCAATCAAGAGCCCATTTAGCTTTCTTTTGAACTGCCGGTAATCGGTCAATTGCGTGGAAACATTCGTCTTTTTCTTTATCATCAGACACATAAGTGTCAATTAATAATGAATACATTAACGAGTGGATGTTCTCCATCATAATTTGGAATCCGTAAAAGAACTTCGCTTCAGCGTACTGAACCTCTTTTAAGAAATTCTCGGCTAAGTTCTCATTTACAATACCATCAGACGCAGCAAAAAACGCCAATATATTTTTAAGGAAGTATCTCTCATTATCAGATAGATTTTCCCAATCTCTAATATCGTTAGATAAATCCACTTCTTCCGCGGTCCAAAACGCCGCTTGATGTTGTTTATAAAATTCCCATATATCATTATGTTCGATAGGGAATATGACAAATCTGTCATTATTTGGTTCTAAAATTTTTTCCTTCATGTTTTAAATTAAATTTGTTGTTGACTCTGTTCTCTTTGTTTTCTTTTTTCTAATAGTTCTTTAACCCTATCTCTTTTTCTATCTTCTTGTTGTTCCTCGAATCCTAAGAATGTTACTGAACTTTCAGTATCAATCTCAAGTAATTCATTATTGAATTTACAATTCTCAAAAACAACCCCATCCTGACCTAAACGACTTTTAGTAATCGCAATAGTTGCAAGACCCATTTCTTTTTGTTGTAATGTTTTAGCCACGGAAATAATTACGTGACCAACTTGTGCCTTTTTAATTGACCCACCCATCTGGTCTGTAGTTACAACTTCTGATGAAATTGAAGCTCTGTTACCTTGTGTTGCCGTCCAACCAACTAAATCAAGTTCATGACACATCGCCTCAAACCCTCTCATTACAGACCCTTCAGCTTTCCATTCATCTTTACTACTTGATTCCGGTAATACACAATCAATATAGTCTAATAAAACCATATCAAGTTTAACACCATCCGCAATCATCTTTCTAACCTGATTCTTAATTTGACTCATAGTCATCGTGTCCGATGCTAACTTTTTCAAAACCAATCGATTTTGCATTGTCTCTTTAATTTCAGTAATTTTACTCATTACCTCTTCTTTATTTTGAACCAAATTATCCGGTTCAATACCAGTCCACATTGTGAAGTGTTTTCTTTGAATAATCTTTGGATTATCCTCAAAAAATATTTGAAGAACATTGTACCCAAGATTAAACGCGGTATTTGAAATTTTAGATAAGATAGTTGTCTTACCAACACCGGTTGGTGCTAATATTACTCCAATCTCACCTTTAGCTAATCCACCTTTAAGTAATTTATCAATCCCCTTAATTCCCATTGGAATTGGGTGACGATAGTCCTCATCAAGTACGGTGTCTAAATTAGCGAAGATATCCGTTTGACCTTTATCTATCTCCCCAACCTGTAACGCCTCTCTTACAAGTCCTTCTACCTTATCGTAAGATTCGAAATCCCCTTGAGTAATAATCTTTTGAGCTTTGTCCATCGCCTTTTGAAGTTCTTGTTGTTTACAGAACTTCAAGGCCTTCTCCTGAACGAAAGTAGTTCCTTCAAATGGAGCCTCTTTAACTTGAGTTAATGTGTCCAAAACAATCTTGGCAACCATCTCTTGGGAGATTTCAGACTTAACTATCTGCTCAAGAGTATCGAAATTAGGAGTAGATTCATATTTCTTGTGATACTCCTTTGTCATCTGTAAAATGATTTTAAAGTACTTGTTGTCGAAATAGATTGGCTCAATAACATCCATAATTGAAGATGAAAAGTCCTTATCTAATATAATCTGATTCAGTAATTGTAATTGAAATGTGTTCCCTAAATAATCGAAATTTTTGTTCATAAATTGTTTTAAAAGTTACCCTTGTATTATTAAATACTTACTTACTTAAGTCAAGTTCCAAATAATTGTAACTTAATTTTTTATCTGAAAAAATGTCAGTCAATCCTCGAAGAGTTTCCTTCAGGAAAGGTCTTACATCGACAGTATAACGAACTTTTGGCGGATAAAATTTTCCATCAAAAATTCTATGACAAATTGTCTGTTCCCCTAATTTGATAATAATGTTAAACATTTCAGGTCCATCAGTGAACGATGTGTCCATAATACTTGGGTCGTGAATGATAGAATCTTTATTGTCCATCATATAGACTAAAGTCTTCATTTTCAAGTATTCTTGAAGTTCTTCTTTGAATTCTGCAAGGAATTCATATAGTTCAACCGAACTTTTTGCTTTTGGGTTGAACCCTCTTACGTTAAAGAATCTTTGGACTACGATGTTATCGTTTAATGTCAATAAAAATTCCATCTTAGTGCTTTCTTGCTCTCTCATAAATTTAATTTTTGTTTGTGTTTCGTTTTTCTTTTCTTGTTAATTTCATGAATGGTCTTAGGAAGTTTACCCAAGCTTCATCGTTTTTTGGAAGATATTTGAAGAGTCCGTCCTCCATCATCATCCTCATTAAGTTTTTGTATCCCCTATCAGTAGGGTCAATCGTGTCTGTGATAATTTGGTCAACTAATTCTTTTCCATCGTCTGTTATTAAAGGGTTAGATAAATTAACTATTTTTTCGTTTGTAGTATAAAACTCTTCACCAATTATACCATTTTTTGTTTTACCAGTCAAAATATTTTCCAATACTTTTGATTTCTTTTCTTGCATGAGAATCCCGGCATTAACTCGTATTTCGTTAATAGTGCATGGTTTAACCAGCATATCCGGGAATAATTTAACCAAAGTTTTTTCACCTAAACCTTCAATTCCACTAATATTATCTGAACTATCTCCGGTGAGAATCTTACAAAGTAATACATTATAATGTGGTATCTGAACTTTATTTATGGTAATCATATCACCCTGTTTAAAGTATTGTTTTGCGTTTGGCGAGTAAATGGTTACCTTATCCGAAATAAGTTGTGTAAGGTCTTTATCTGATGAAAAAATGGTAATCTCTTCATTAGTTGCTCTCAGACAATAATAAGCAATCAAGTCATCCGCCTCATTATTAATCATCTCAACTTGTCTAACAAAGACTTCCTCAAGATATTCTTTAATACGAGCGTTTTGTTGTAGATATGATTCGTACTTAAACTCATTCATATCTTGTTTTCTATTTCCTTTATATTGTGGATAAAGTTCTTTCCGAGTGGATGAACTATGTTCGGCATCCCAGAACACAACTACCTTATCGTAGTTATGTTCCTCAAGGAATTTCCGAATTGTATTTATAAAGTGGTAAATAGCCCCTAAGTGACTTCCGTCACTATAGAGGTCTTTTACTCCGTGGAATCCAATCTTCATTAAGTTGGACCCATCTACTAATAATGTTTTAATCACATTGGTGATTTAGAGGTGAATAATATTTTAAAATTCTCTTTCTTCTTTTTCTTCTTTTAGGTCGAAGTCACCATCAGTTCCGATGATATCCTTCCAATATTCTGCGTATTCTTTTTTATATTTTTCAATATTAATTTTTTCTTCCGCACTATCTTTACCCGCAATGAATCCGTGTGGTGTTACAATAATTTTTCCATCATCATAACCTAATCCGTTGATGTGATTCTTCATTACCGAAACTTTTGTTCTTGAAGCAAACTTAATAGTTCGTTTATCTTTAGTTGCAGTAATCTTAGTTGTTCCAGCGCCTTTTTGGTTACCAAATAAATAAACCAATGATGAGTTTAACCAAATCGCCTCTCCACCTTTAGCTTTAATCTTCGGTTGTCCAAAAGGATTATCCGGTAATTCAACCCATGGTTGATTAACAATAATCAAAGTGTTTTCGTATTTTGAATCAGACTTACGAGAACCCGAAATTCTTTGGTTAATACCCATTCCAATCTTATCTGCTAATGCGGATGCATTGTGTTGTTTACCACCTTTACCTTCATAAGTCATTTTACAAGGTACAGAACCTACTGAATCCCACATAAAACATAAACTATAATCTAAGTTTCCTTTTTCTTGTTCGTCTAATAAATTATTAATGTAATCAGTAATTTGTTCGATATAATTAAAGTTATTATTAAAGATGTAAAATCCATCCCAATCTAATTCACCTGTTTCTTCATCAACAACTTCCTGACAATCAAACCCCATTAACTTAGCGTGTTCAAACGACCATTTTTGTTCGGTAATAATAAAGACAGGTAAAATACCTTTTTTTTGTGCATCAACAGCAGTTTTTACAAGTGCTGTTGTTTTACCCGTATCCGAGTGACCCAAGAACATATTAAGATGTCCAATCGCAGGTCCGGGTAATCCAACCGCATCCAAGAAGTCCGGACCTAAGTCAAAAAATCTTTGTGGTTTGTATTTTGCCGATACCGAGAATTTATCTTTAATTGATTTGAAATCGTTTTTCTTAATCGCCATTTTCTATTTTTTTTATGTGTGGTAATTTGTTTGTTTTATTTCTATTGTATTTTGAAGAATCTTCACCATATAGTACATCAATTTCTTCTTCATGAAAAGTAATCAATCGACTACTGATTACACCTTCTTCATTAGCCCCTTCGTCCAACATTCCAAATAAAACACTATCACCAATTTCTTTACTTCTCCCTGAGAAGTATGTTTTATCTTTTAGTTGACTTAGAATTTCATAAGACAACATTTTATTGTCCCTTAATTGTAAATCAATTTCTTCTTTAAATGTCATATGATAATATTATAAAACTTGGACACTTAGTTAGACAAAATGTCCAAGTTTGATTGTTTTATTTTAGAAAGGTAAATCCTCGTCCGGGAAGTCGTTTGCTTGAGGGTCAACCGGTGCTGAACTTTGAGATTTTCCACCACCAAATGATTCCGTATTAACTGAATCACTTTCGTAAGCGTATCCACCTTTTTCCGAATCCCATCTTGGTGTTTCTCCACGAGCAATTGCCTCAAGATATTCAACAGGTTTTTTAGAATAAACATCTAACCAAGTTAATTCGTCAGTAATCCAAGCGTTTGCTTGAGCCGGGTCAGTATGTACCGGACCTTGGTCTTCGTACATAATTGTAGATACTGCAGTATATTCTTTACCATTTGGAGCCTTTGTTTTATTTAATTCAATGATTAAATCTCTACCGATATTAGCATCAGTAATATCTCCTTTGTTTCTCCAAATTGGAATGATTTTATCTAAGATACCATCATTTTTGTAGTTGTGTTTAAATCTCCAAAATTTTGGTCCGTCTTCTTCCTTATCTCTATCTATAACTTTTACGATATAGAATTTACGAGAACGATACTGAGCAGCCAATTGTTTGTCTGATTCTTTTCCGGTTGAGATTAACTCT